GTCCCGGTTCGGTCCATGTCGACGAGATCGACGCGATAAGGCCGCAGTCGCGGCTCGAACAGATCGAGCGCCACCGCGATCGCGACGCGCACGCGCCCAACCGTTTGCGGGTTGGCGTTCTGTCCGAGAATTCGGATCACGTTCGACCCGACGTAGGGCCGCATGATCCGCGAGAAAAATCGCGTGGTGAAAAGATCGAGGACCGATTGACCAACGTGATCGAAACCGTCGAGCACGCCGCCCGTCACCTGCGACATGCCGGCCAATTTGGGCAGACCTTATGCCGCCGGCTTCGTCGGCGGCGCCTTGGCCTCGCCCGGCTCGATCGTCTTGCGATCCAATTCGTACTTGGCCTGACGATCGGTCAGCTCGATGCGCTGGCCGGGCTTGACCCGCTTGCCGGCGACATAGGGGCCGGCGACGTTGGTGACGATGTAGGGTTTGAGGATCATGGGAGTGTCTCCGTGCGTCACACTGCGAAGGAGTTGCCGGCGCCGGTGATGATGTTGCCAAGGCCGGTAATGGTATCGACGGCGACCTTGTCGCCGATGCGCGCCACGTTCGGCCCGCCATCCCCGCCGATGTGAGTCTCGCCCTCGCAAATAATCTTGGGGGCGGTGAGCCTGATTTCGAGGCCGGCGGTGGTTAGCGCCCTGCGGCCGATGGTGGTGAGCCCGTCGATCCCGATAAGAAGCGTCTTGTTGCCGCCGATGGTGGTCGCCGCGTCGCCGCCGATCATGATCGTCCGATTGCCGCCGATGTCGATCGCGTCGTTCGCCCCGATCGCAGTCGTGCGATCTTTTGCGATCGTGGTAAGCAGATCGGCGCCGGTGATCTTCGTCATGTCGAGACCGCACACTTCGGTCGACGGCCCCGGCGTCGAGATCGAGAACACGCCCTCGATCGGCTTCTTTTCTTTGTCCGGCGGGATCGGCACCGGCATCACCAATTCGAGGAGATCGTCGGCGAAGAGATGAAGCTTGCCGTTGCGTTTCTTCGACGTGACCTTCGGGCACGAGATCGTGTGCTCGACATCGGCCTCGGAAAGGATCGACTTATTCGCCGTAAAGATCAGATTATCGCTGATGACTTTGATCTTGTCTTTCCACACCTCGATGCGCGAAGACCCGAAGTCGCAGAGGATATGGCACGCCTCGTCGTCGCTCGGCGTCGGGTATTGCTTCGAATACGTCAGTGGGAATAGGACGCCTTGCGCGGGATCGCCGTTGACGCAAAGCATCGTCATGTTCTGGCCCTTGCTCGGATGCCAGATTTGTTTGAATTCGCCGGCCTGCCCGAGGCCGTAGGGCACCCACGCCGATTTTTGCGTCTTCTTCTTTTCCCCGGTGTTCAGCTCGACGCGCGCCATCTGCCGCTTGGCGTCAACGTCGGTGACGGCCCCGAAGCGCACCGTACCGTTGATCTTGTTCCGAAGGTCGGCGATCTTGTCATAGAGATCGGCAATTTGCCGCGCGAGCACCTCGGCGTCGGCGGTGCTGATTTCCATCGGGTTTAGTTCCTAAACCTTGTTCGGATACGTGAGAGGATCGGGCCACGGGATGCCGCTCGGCGGCCAATCCTTCGGCTCGTTGTCGCCGACGTATTCGGGGACATCGACCTCGACGACCATGCCGGTGTCCTCCGATCCGAGCCCGCCGGTCTTCGCCGGTTCCTCCTGCGGGATCACCGGCGGCCCGAGCCCGAGCCCGCGCGCGGCGGCTTCGGTGAGCCCGAGCCACGCCTGCGCCTGCCGCCAGGACGAGGTCGCCGTGGTCGCGAGCGAGGCCTCGACCAGATCAGCGGCGCCGTGCAACGAGATGATATCCGAACATCGCGCGGCGGCGACGAAGGCCTTGATCGGGTGATCGTCGGGCAGGACCACGCCGGCGGGCGGATCGGCGACCGGGTCGACATGCAGGACGAGCTGTCGGGCGGCCCAGCGAGCGCCGCCCTCGGCGCTGCCGCCGCGCTTGCTCGACGACTTGGTCGTGAGCTTCATCGCAAGGCGGCGCCACAACTCTCCCCACGGGGAAAATGGGTCGTGCAGGAGCGCGTGAATGATCTGCCGCTCGATCATGTCGAGCGCCATTTCGAAACTGCCGTCGGTCGCAGGAATGCGAATGTCGGGGCCGCCCTCTGTCGGGGTCAGCGCGCACGCGAGCCCAAATTCGAGGATGACCGCGAGATCGCGATTGGCGCCGAGATAGTCGAAACCCTCGATCTCCTCGCGATCATCGTCGTCCGTATAGATGACGATGTAAGGCGTCGGCTCGCGCTTGATGCTCTGGTCGAGCGGCGCGTTCTCGCTGTCGAAGATGCGGTTTTCCGCCCATGTCCTATCGCGCAGCGCGGCGATGGTGCAAAGCCGCATGCACGATCGCACGACGCTCACAGCGTGACCAATCGCGAGAGGTGGACGTTGAGCCGGCCCGACGCGTCAGAGCCGAGCCATTTGATCTCGAACCACTCGTCGACGGTGCCCGCGCGCAATGGGTCGAGAGCATGCACGCGATCGCCCTGGCGCAAGGCCGCGGCGCGCACTGCGGCGCTGTCAACGGAAAGGCGTACCGGCTCGTTCTCGGTTCTGCCGGCAAAGTTTTGTCCAAGGCGCTCTGCCGGACCCCCGGCGGTGCCAACGGTGTCCTGATCGAGGCGCAAGATCGCCAATGTGTCGACGAAGCGGCGCGACGTGTCTGGAGCGCCATCGTCATATTCGCCACGATCCCAGGGGAGGAAGCGCATGGGCTCGGCGAGCTGGGAGTCGATCGCCACGTCCATACCGGCGACCAAGGTGCGCCAGTCGATCATCGCTTACTTCGTCGCGGTGGCGAGCGCCTGCGGCATCGTGCACACGTAGAGCGGATAGGTATACATTTCCACGTCTTCCCACATGTCGCGATCGTCATCGTGCACCGTCCACGAATAGAGCGGGCGCCCCATCGTGTTCACGAATTCGAACTTTTCGGCCGGCGCATAGGCGACCTGGAAGATGCCGGCATTGGTCGGGAACAGCCGGCAGGTATCGGGCGGGATGGCGACGGTCGAATTGTCGTCGGTCCCGCGATAGTTCGAGAACGTGATGCCCGCGAAGCTGAAGTTTTCCCAAGCGCCGAAATTGTTCTGGCCGCGCAGATCGGCAGCCGCCTGCGTGTTGAGATAGGTCTCGCGCACCTCTTGGTGCGTGATGAAGTCGTCCCAGAACTGATCGCCACACAGGCCCCAGATATTCACGTTGGCGCCGCCCATGCCCTGCAGATTACGCGTCATTACCCGACGCAGATTGTTGCAAGTCTTGCGAAGGACGCCGCGCGCGGGGCTCGCGTTCTCCAAATCCCAGCTCGTCGATGCGATCGGGTTCTGCCCAAAGACCGCGGCCCAGTCCCACAAGACGGTCGTCCCATCGGCGTCGACCACCTTGGCCTGGATGGCGCCGAGCCGCATGTGCTCCGCGGTCAATTCGAGATTGTTTCGCATCTTGGTCTGGCGGCGCGCCATTTCCATCTGCAGCGTCATCAATTCGGTCGTCGATCCGAACGCGCGAACGCCCTGCAGCCAGTCGGCCATGATGCGGGTCGCCTGGGACAGCCGCACGGTCGAGAAGGCCTGCACGGTCCTCTTGTCGGTCCCGACCTGCCGCGGCGGCGCGCCGCGCAAATCTGTCTGGATGAGCGCCGGCCCCATGCCGCGGCTCTCGATGAAGACCGACGTGGTGCTGACAGGGATTGTTTCGAAAATCCCCATCGAGCCGAGAAACTGTGGGGTATAGCCGACAAGCTCGACGACGCTCGTCATGCTGATGGCGTCGAATGCGCTCTGCTTAAAGACATCCATGGTCAACATGGCAAAAGCCTTCTTAATCGCGGGCGGCGACAGAGGCACGCGGCGCGAGTGGTTGGTCAGCGGTTTTAGATTTTGGAGGGTTAGCGAACGATGATCATACTTGCCGCGAGCTGCGCGGCGGCAGCGGTGATCTGCGCCCCAGTGATCCCGTTCGGCCAGACGAGATCGGTGCCGCGCACCTCGGCCGCGCGAGTGATCGCCACGGCCTGACCGAAGTTGGCGGCGTCGGTCGTGACCGGATAAGCGATCACGGCGGCGGCGGTGCCGAAGGACGCGTCGCCGACGATGAACGCGCCCCAGTGCCCGGTGGCGTCATGGGCGATCACCTGCCCCGGGATAAGCGTCTGCGATTTAGCGACCGGGATTTGATCGCGGCTCAGGTGGCCGTCATTGTCCTCGGACACGACGAATTCGAGAGCATGCTTGCCCTCGACCAGTTTCGAAACAACGGTCATGATTTAACTCCTCCGTTCAGGCGGCGCGGTGCGGCTTGACGCCGGCCTGCGCGTTCGCGGCTTCGATCGCGGCCTTCCAGCCGATCACGGGGTCAACCTTGCCGCTCGGGTCGGCCGGATCGGTACCGACATGCGGGGCGGACCGCGAAGCCACCGACGGGACCGCAGAGGCACTCGCCGGCAGTTGACGATCGCGCGGACGCGATCGACCGCGGCCTTGGCGGCGGCGACGATCGCCGTCGCGTGGATCGCTTCGAGATCGTCGCGCTCGGCAGCACGGGCAGCAATGATCGCGGCGTCGTGCTCGGCCTGCGAATAGACGCGCGGATCGGTCGTTTCCTGTCGGGGGATGTTGGTCATGGTGCCTCCGTAATTCGATCGGCTGCTAAGGCGCGCAAGCGTCTCGACAAACGAGCCGATCCTGTCCGCGAGCCCGATCTCGATCGCGGCGGCTCCTCGAAACACCCGCGCCTGAGTGGCGCGGATCGCATCAATCGAAAGCGCCGACCGGCCGGCGGCGACGCTCTCGACGAAAGTCGAATAAATCCCATCGACCTCTTTTTGGAGATCGGCGCGCACGCCGGGGGAGAGCGGCTCGAAGCTGTTGGCGTCGACCTTGTGATCGCCGGCGAAAATGAGCGTCGGCGTCCGCCCCTTCTTTTCCAGCTCCTTCGAATGATCCATGTGGA